CTGCTACGTACCGATTTCGACCCGGAACGGCTGGCCGAGTTGCACTGGATCACGCCGCCAGCCGAAGAGGTTGTGATTTCGCAACCTATAGCAACGCCTGACGCCACGGCCGTCGCCATTGAGGATGCCGTAATAGAGGCAACAATGGTCGCAACACCCGCTCCCGAATGCCTTCTGAAAGGAAATATAAACGCACGCGGCGAGAAAATCCTGCACTCCCCAGGTGGCGCAGCCTATGATCGTACCGTTATAGACCCTGAGAGAGGGGAGCAATGGTTTTGCGACATCGCAACTGCGGAAGCTGAGGGGTGGAGACTATCAGAACGTTAAGGAGTTGACGCATGACAGGTTTACTTGGTCTGCTAATCGCAATCGTCGTGCTGTGCCTGATTGCGTATTTGGTTTTTTATTTGCTTTCCAGGATCGCCATGCCTGAACCGATCAGGGTTGTGATCACCGTATTGGTGGCCCTCATCTTCCTTGTGTTCCTGGTTCAGAGGTTTGGACTGTTGGCAGGGATCTAGTGTGGACGTTCCAAGAGGGGACATTGCCTGGATCATGCTGGTGCTTACGGCCGCCTTTGGCTTTGTCGAACTAACCAAGCGCCAGGAGCCGGAGGCACATTCGTTTGCCATGACGCTGGCGGTCGTAACGGTATTTTCTGCCCTGCTATGGGTGGCTCTGAAATAAGGCCGCGCTTTTCACGGGCCGCTTCGAGGCATGCCCTGTAAGGGTCGCACGCGATTTGTTCGAGGATTTCGGCTAGCCTTTCCAGGTGCTGCCAGTTCCTTACAGGACAAGGGTCGTTTGTCATGCGTTGGATACTCCTTTATGCGCGTAAAATAGCACCTTTACCAAGCGCAATCAAGTTGGTGAGGATACATTTTTTATGGCTTTATCGGCCAAACAAAGCGCATTCGTAGAAGAATATTTGCGATGCTGGAACGCAACCGACGCTTATCAGGCCATTTATCCAAAGTCAAGTCGGGACGGGGCCAGAGCAAGCGCAGCCAGATTGTTAGCAAATGTTAGCATCGCCGAAGAAATCCAGCGCCGCGTTGACGAACGTGCGATGTCCGCCAATGAAGTGTTGGATCGTCTCGCAGAGCAGGCCAGAGCTGCATATAGCGCCTATCTGACAGTAGATGGAGTTGACTTACAGCGCATGGTTGACGATGGCAAGGCCCATCTGATCAAGGGAATCAAGGATACACAGTACGGGCGTGTGATCGAGTTTCACGATGCCCAGACCGCGCTGGTGACCATCGGCAAGCATCACAAGTTGTGGACGGATAATGTGCAACAGTCGGGCGAAATCATCGTGAAGGTGCAGTATGGCGACGACAACGTTAACAGTCCATCTGAATAAGCCGCATCCCAAACAGCGCCAGTTTCTACGATCTCCTGCCAAACGCATCGTGGTACGGGCAGGACGACGCGGTGGCAAAACGGTGGGCATGGCGATCAAGGCCGTGGAGAGTTTTCTAAACGGACGCAGGGTACTTTACGCCGCGCCCACCGCTGACCAGATCAATACCTTTTGGCGGCATGTGCGCGACGCCTTGCAACCGTGCATCGACGCCGGGCTGTACACCAAAAACGAAACCGAGAAAACGATTGAACTGCGCGGCACGGAGCAGCGCATCAAGGCAAAAACGGCTTGGAACAGCGACACCTTACGCGGCGATTACGCCGACCTGCTTATCCTCGACGAGTGGCAACTGATGAATGAAGATGCCTGGGGCGTGGTCGGCGCGCCGATGCTGCTGGACAACGATGGCGATGCCGTCTTTATCTACACGCCGCCTTCAGCGCGCACGGCGGGCGTCAGCAAGGCGCATGACAAGAAACACGCCGCCAAGCTCTTTGCACAGGCGCAAGCAGACGTTAGCGGGCGTTGGGCGGCTTTTACCTTTAGCAGCCATGACAATCCCTATTTGAGCGGCGATGCTCTGGGCGAGATCTCCGGCGACATGAGCAACTTAGCTTATCGCCAGGAGATCATGGCCGAGGACATTGACGAGATTCCAGGCGCCCTTTGGACGCGGGCAACGTTAGAACGCAGCCGCGTCAAGTCTGCTCCTTCACTCTACCGCATCGTGGTCGCAGTTGACCCGGAAGCGACGGCGACGGCCACCAGCGCCGAGACGGGCATCATTGTCGCCGGCATAGATGAGAATGAGATCGGCTACTTGCTGGAAGATTGCACGTTGCGCGGTTCGCCGGCCGAGTGGGGCGCTGCTGTCGTGCGCGCCTTTGATCGCTGGCAAGCCGACCGCATTGTGGCCGAAACCAACAACGGCGGCGACATGGTGAAATTTGTGGTGGAGCAAGCGGCAAGGGAACTGCACCGCCAGGAAGAACGCGACAGCGAAAAGATTCCCTATAAGCAACTACACGCCAGCCGCGGCAAACATACACGCGCCGAGCCGGTCTCTACGCTCTATGAGAATGGGCGGTGCAAGCATGTCGGCACTTATGAGGAGTTAGAAGATCAGCTTTGCGTTGCGGGTGACACCCTGATTGCAACGGCATCCGGCAACAAGCGCATTGATTCCATTGTGGCGGGAGACCTCGTTTTGACGCGTTATGGCTATCGTCCCGTTGCTTGGGCTGGTTGTACCAATCCAAGCGCGCAAGTGGTCGAGATATTGTCGAGTTGCGGGCGGTATCTATGTACAACAATGAGTCATCCAGTGTATACTATGGAGAGGGGATTTATCCCCGTATCTCAACTAAACATAGGAAATACACTGGAGACATTGCAATGCCAAATAGACCACTATCCGATGGCAAGTGGGGTCCAAAGGTCACATACAATGGACGCCTTTATTCAATTCAAAACAAAGGCGGATATTACAGAAACGCAACAACTGGCAAGTTGCTGCACAGAGTCATTTGGGAAGATAACAAGGGGCCGATTCCAGAAGGATGGCATGTTCATCACCGAGACGGCAACAAGCAGAACAACGCTCTTGAAAACCTTGAGTGCATATCCCATTCCGATCACGCCAAGCAACATCTTCACGGAATTGCGACATTTGAAACGGAACGGCGGCGAAAAAATAGCGCCAAGCAATGGGAGAGCATTGCCCCTCGCGAGCATACCTGTGATGGATGTGGACGGCAATTTGAAAGCACTTGCACCCGTGCAAGATGGTGCAGCAATGAGTGCAGCCGCAAGTACCATCGTGCGATTGAGAGAGCTAAAGAAAAAGCAGCCCGTCTACAATCTAAGCGTTGAAGAACATCCTGAGTATTACGCCAATGGCATCCTTGTCCATAACTGCACTTGGTTGCCCGGCGACAAAAGTCCTGACCGCTTAGACGCGGCAGTATGGGCTTTTACGGAGTTGATGTTGGGCAGGCCAAAGCGTGAAGGGGGAAGCTACCAAGGATGACAGACGACCTAGAGTTAGCGGTACAAACGTTACTTTACAAGACGCCGCGCTATACAAACTATTGGCAATATTACGAGGGGCGGCATCCGCTCATCTATGCCAGTGAGGGACTCAACGACCTCTTTGTTGACCTGCGTTCACGCTTCGCCCAAAACTGGTGCAGTGTCGTGGTCAATAGCGTCACTGACCGCATCCAGTTACAGCGCATCCTCATTGCCGACGACGACCAAGCATCGGCCAACCTTGCCACGCTCATGGAAGCGTCTGAGGTGGTCTTAGAGTCTGAAGATGTTCACCTTGCCGCGCTGGTGACGGGCGAATCGTTTGTCATTGCCTGGCCGGATGAACAGACGGGACAGCCGGAAGCCTACTACAACGATTCCCGCAATGTGCATCTGTTCTACGAAGCAGACCAGCCGCGTAGAAAACGCTTTGCCGCTAAGTGGTGGATAGACGACGACGGCCACCGGCTCTTGACCCTCTACTATCCAGACCGCCTCGAATACTATCGCTCTACCAACCGCGTGATGGACACGACGAACTTAACCTATGCCAACGAGGTATCCAACGGCAAGTCATTCGTGCTGCAGGACAGCGAGTTTAACCCCTACAGCGCCATCCCCGTGTTCCATTTCAAGCGGGAACGCCGCGTCATCTCCAGCGAACTAGCCAACGTCATCGAGCCGCAGAACGCTATCAACAAGCTGCTATCGGACATGATGATCGCCGCCGAATACGGCGCCTTTCCGCAGCGGTACATTATCTCGCAGGCGTCGCCCGGAAAGTTTAAGAATGCGCCCAACCTGATTTGGGACATCCCCGGCAGCGACGGCGAGGGGCAGCCAACGGCCGTGGGGCAGTTTGCTTCCACCGAACTATCCAACTACCTCGAAGCGATCGACAAGTGGACGACGGCGATTGCCATTATCAGCCGCACGCCGAAACACTATTTCTTTGGGCAGGGCGGCGACCCATCCGGCGAAGCCCTGATTGCGATGGAAGCGCCGCTCAATCACAAGGCGCAAAAGTACATTACGCGCTGGACGGCGACATGGTCGGAGCTGGCGCAGTTCATGATGCAGGTGGCAGGCATGGGTGTCATTGCCGACGATGCTATCATCCCCATCTTTGACGAGCCGGAGACGGTGCAGCCTTATACGCAGGCGCTGATTCGCAAGGAGAGCGTAGCCGCCGGCATCCCGCTCATGTGGCAGATGGAGCAAGAGGGCTACACCGAGCAGGAGCTGGACGATTTGGAAGCGGCACGCCAGGAGGAGACGGCGGGGCAGCAGCAGAGCCTGGCCGTGGCCTTGACCAACGCGCAAAGGAACTTCGACCAGAACGGGGCGGGGGTGAATGGCAATGGTAACGCTCCATCTGAGTGATTGTTTGGAGGCGATGCGGGGAATGGAGGCGCAATCTATTGACGCCATCATTACCGACTTACCCTATGGCACAACCGCCTGCGCGTGGGATACCGTGATTCCCTTTGCGCCGATGTGGGAGGAAGTGAAGCGCGTGCTGAAGCCAAGAGGCGCATTTGTGACGACGGCAAGCCAACCGTTTACAAGCGCGTTGGTGATGAGTAATGCGGAGTGGTTTCGCTATGCGTGGGTATGGGAAAAGACAAACGCAAAGGGGCATCTCAATTCGGCCCTTCGTCCTTTGGTGGCAACTGAAGATATTTGTTTGTTTGCGAAGGGGCTACATACATACAACCCGCAAGGACTTAGGCGGGGATTGTTCAACAATAGCCGACCAGCGAAAGCTACAAAGATCATGGGCCATTCCGTTTATGGCAACGAGCGTCAATTTGGATTCAGCGAACACACGAATTACCCGCGCAATTTATTGAGAATCCCGAACGGCAACAATGACAGTTGTCACCCAACCCAAAAGCCGGTTGCGCTCTATTCCTACCTCATTCGCACCTACACCCACGCGGGCGACACGGTACTAGATTTCTGCATGGGCAGCGGCACAACAGGAGTTGCAGCCGTCAAGACAGGACGCAGTTTTATCGGCTGTGAGATTGACCCTGGATACTTTGCCATCGCCGAGAAGCGCATCACCGAGGCGCAATGGCAATTGCCATTACTGGAGGTTGCATAGTGGCAAAACGTGGAACTAAGCGGAATCGCACGAGAAGCGGCGGCGTCTCTGCAGCAGCGCGGCGCAAGCATGGCGTGGGCAAGGGCAAAAAATTCCCCGTGTTCGATAAACGTAGTGCCATGAGTGCCATCCGTCTACGCGGCCATGCTAAGAGCAAGAAAGCGCGCAGCAACATCATCAACAGGGCGGCACGATACGCTCCGGCTGCCGCTAAGAAGGCGAGAGCCGTGGATAGTAAGAAATGACAACAATGGTCATCCTCCACTGGGGCGAGAGTCACGAGGAATCGTTTGCATTTGATTTTAGAATGGAACTCATTCCGCGTGTTGGCGATACGGTTATCTTCTCCCTCCCGCATGAGGGCAGCGAAGAAATTAGAGGGCAGGTCCAAAGAGTTACGTGGGACTACATGCCCATCGATACGGGAGAAGTAAGCGTGGTCGTGCGCGTTTATCTATTGGCACAGTGTCCTTCGGACCGTTCCGAGCTGCCAGAGGCGACATAATGCCTGAATCAACCGTAGTTTCCTTGATGAGGTCGTTTAAAAGAGACATCGCCCGCGCCGGCAGCGCCCAGCAAGCGGAAATGGCGCGCCGTTGGTTAGCGGTGGAGCGCCGCCTCTACGGGCAAATGGAAGCGTTGGCAATGGACATGATTGCACGCCAGGCAGCCGGCTTGCCGGTCACGGCCAACATGCTGCTCAACGACGTACGCTACCGTGAA